TTTCTCCTCTAATAGTATAAAGAATATAGCGTAAATGGGTGGTGGTCTTCTTCAATTAGTAGCTTACGGAGCACAGGATGTTTATTTAACTGGTAATCCTCAAATTACCTTCTTCAAAGTTGTCTATCGTCGCCACACGAACTTCGCAATTGAGGCGATTGGTCAAACCTTCAACGGAACCCCCGGATATGGTAATCGTGTAACTTGCCAAATATCTCGCAATGGCGATTTAGTTCATCGTATCTATCTTTCTCTTAAAATACTTGATAATAAATCATTATGTGCATTCTATGGACACCGTATTATCAACTATGTAGAAATTGAGATCGGAGGACAAAAGATAGACAAGCATTATTCGCATTGGTTATACGTGTGGAACGAACTCTCACTTCCTATGTCAAAGCGCAATGGTTATAATAAAATGGTCGGGCAATCAGGCGGTGATCTTAAGGATAAAACACTCTATATCCCCCTTGAATTCTGGTTCTGTCGCAACGTCGGTCTCGCACTTCCTTTAATCGCTCTCCAATATCACGAAGTTAAAATCAATCTTCAATTTGAGACTGCCACATTATGCCAAGGAGGAGGAGGAACCGCACTTGACGCATTCCCTATCGCTACTCTGTGGGTTGATTATGTATTCCTTGACACTGACGAACGCCGTCGGTTCGCCCAACTGTCCCACGAATATTTAATTGAACAACTTCAATTCACCGGTTCAGAATCTGTTTCATCTACAAAGTTAAACTCAAAGCTCTCCTTCAATCACCCATGTAAGGAACTTATATGGTTCGCGAACAAAAAGGCACATGCTACCGACCAAGCACTTAACAACAATAATTGGTTCAATTACACTACCACAAATGACGCAATCCCATCCGTTCCTTATTATTATAACGAGAACATACTACAAAATAAAGCGATCAAATCTTTAAATACTATCTCTTCCGCCAAACTCATATTAAATGGCAATGATCGTTTCTCAGGTCGCCCTGGATCATACTTCAATCTTATACAACCCTTCCAACATCACGAGAATATCCCTGCAAATGCCGGTATCAATGTATATTCGTTCGCCCTTAAACCAGAAGAGCATCAACCCAGTGGAACTCTCAATATGTCCCGTATTGATACTGCTACTCTTTCCCTTGACTTCCAGTCAGGAGTAGGCATACCTGATTTAACTGTGAACACCACTTTAAATGTGTATGCGATCAATTACAACGTTCTCCGTATCCTCTCGGGTATGGGCGGTCTTGCCTATTCCAATTAAATAATGACATTGACTGAAACATTATTTATATTCTATATGAATATAGGAACGAATGTATTAATGCCCTTTTTTTTTTCTCCTCTAATAGTATAAAGAATATAGCGTAAATGGGTGGTGGTCTTCTTCAATTAGTAGCTTACGGAGCACAGGATGTTTATTTAACCGGTAATCCTCAAATTACCTTCTTCAAAGTTGTCTATCGTCGTCACACGAACTTCGCTATCGAAGCGATCGAGCAAACCCCTACTGGCAGTAATTCTCTCGGTTCTCGCGTGAGTTTCCAAATAACCCGTAACGGTGATTTAATCCACCGTGTATATTTCTACGGTGTAATTACTGCATCTCCAGGTACTACTGGAGATGCTGTTGCTCTTGTTCCTAACTTTGGGCATAAGCTATTAAAGACGATTGAACTTGAAATTGGCGGACAACGTATCGACAAGCACTACTCCGAGTGGCTATATATATGGAATGAACTTTCCCTTCCTATCGGAAAACGCAACGGATACAACACAATGGTTGGTGCGAACGCGCATAATGTATCCACCAAACTTGGTCAAGGTCAAAGCTACGAACTGTATGTTCCCCTTGAATTCTGGTTCTGTCGCAACGTCGGTCTTGCTCTTCCTTTAATCGCTCTTCAATACCACGAAGTTAAAATCAATATCGAATATGAAAGCGAAGGATTAATGAAGGATGTTAACGCAACTAACTTCACCTTTGAGGAAGAATTAAGAGCAAAAACAACACCTTCTACTGTTCCTGTCGCGAACAATGCTCTTCCAGGTGCTTTAGCTTTAACTCTTAAATTGGAAAAAGCTACTCTATGGGTTGATTATATATTCCTTGATACTGATGAGCGTCGCCGATTCGCCCAATTGTCCCATGAATATTTAATTGAACAACTTCAATTCACCGGCGCAGACTCTATCACTTCTTCTGGCGAATCAATGAAGAGTATTCGTATGAACTTCAATCACCCGTGTAAGGAACTTGTATGGACTGTAAAGAATACTACCGCTGGTGTATATTGGAACAATTACTCTACCGGTGGACCTGGTGGCAATAATAATGATCACCTTGATTCTACTAACCCTGTCACGAGCGCAAAGATAATGCTTAACGGCAATGATCGCTTCGCAACTCGCAAGGGCGATTATTTCTCGCTTGTCCAACCTTACCAGCACCACGAGAATACCCCCGACAAGTTCCACCAAGGTATCAACGTCTATTCTTTCGCCCTTAAACCCGAGGAGCATCAACCCAGCGGAACGCTCAATATGTCTCGCATTGATACCGCTGTACTCTCGCTGTCGTCTCGGACTACCGGCGTTATCAGCATATACGCGGTCAATTACAACGTTCTTCGTATCCTCTCTGGTATGGGCGGTCTTGCCTATTCCAATTAAAAATTACCACATACGACCCCTCTTTTTTATTATGTATTATAAAGTATATAAAAATAAATTTATTTAGAAGCAATATATTCATTAATATATTTTAATTTTACTTCGTTTTGTAGTAATGCGTCAGGGTCATCAATACCATATAAATAAAATAACCTTTCCAATGAGTTTGATAATCCTCGTTCTAGTTTTGTTAAATCCTTGCCCTCTAAACTCTTTTTTATTTTTTTGAATTTATCTAAAAATACGGCATAGGGTTTTATCATAAAAGCGTCGTCTATACTGCTGATATCAGTCTTCGTGAATAATTTTTCAAATTTAGAGATATTATCAGAGCATATTTTTCTATATATTTTAAACAATACCATTACGTTATTTTTTTCTTCCTCGAATTTTAAAACTCCATTCAATATTTCTAATAATATTATTAAATTATCTATCGTTCCATCAGTAATTATATTATAGTATGTATCCTTTATATTTTTATATAAATCTGCATCTGTTTTTATACCACCATATGTATTATTATCTAATAAATAATTATAGAATCTCGTTAGTGTAATTTCCGCCCCTTCAGGAGCAGCAACACGAGCAGCAGCCACAGTATTCACACGACGAGGAGCAGTATAAAATTTATAATCATCTACAACAAACCCATTATATAATTTTACAAACTCTTTAAAATCTGACTCTTCAATAATTCTAGTAAGAGTAGAATTCCTAGATTTAATAATTAAATCATCTAACTTTTTGATTAGTTTATCCCTTTTCTGAACGATTACGATATTACCCCCTGTAATATCGTCTATTTTTTCTCTAATATCTGTAAAATTATAATAACTCACCAAATCATTTAAAAAACTTTCTCCAACTAGACACTTATCCGTTTCTTTCATTCCCTTTAATTCACTCAATATTTCATCCGAATAATTGTGAGATTCTTTAATATACACTAATAATTCCATAATTTCTTCGTACTTGAAGCATTGTATTTTTTCATAATTATCCCCCTTGATATATTGTAAAGATATATAGCGTAAGTTATCCATTCATCTATCTAAAATAATTAGAGATATATATATTAAAACTTTGTCGCGATTATACTCGTGAATAACCATATAAATATAGTGAAGAGCGAAAGCGTCTTTGAGAGTTGCTTTCGCTCTTCATAGTTTAATATTTTCGCGTTTGTTATTGTATCTTCGTCGTTTGTTTCGTCCTTGAACTCAGGTTTCTTCTTGATATTCAATATAATTGGTATGACGATCAATAATAGTATGAGCGATGTATGGATTAATAAACGTGAGATACCATTCGTCCCCATATAAAAATAGTAAAACAACGAGCGGATGCTATTGATAATCCCATTAAAATTCATGTATTTAACATCATAACTATTATCTATATTAATGAATAACACAACAAACCAAAACAATATTATATATATGATCGCATAATATATAAATCCTTCGTAAAATGATTTTATAATATTGATGTCAATACACCATTGTACCATAAGTATCGTTATATACCTGATAAAAAATGTGGTAATAATAAATACAATTCGGTCGTCTATAGTAATCTCCAACTCTTCCAAAGGATTCTGTGGATCATTCTCGAAATCCTTTATTTTTTTAATAATATTTTCTTTATTCGCCTCCCTATCTTGTATAGATAACGCGTTATATGTTTCAATGTCGTTTGATAGTTGGTCAATCTTGTTCTCTGTCTTTATGCGAACTAACTTACCATTATTTTCATCCTTTACACTCCTAAACTCATCTTTTATAATAGGGGAAATATTTATATAGCGTTGTTTATCTAAGTATTGGGCTTTCAATGTATCGTCACTATATTTTTCTTCAGCCTTTGCTCCACCTGATGATGCCCTTCGTATCACTGAATCTGTCGATGATGCACTTCGTCTCATTACTGAATCTGTCGATGATGATGTCCAATTAAATTGCGATCGATCATCTGGTTCTGGTGAACGCATCATTCTGATCGTTGATCCTGGTGCTACTTGTCCTGCTTGTGCTGCTAGAATTTTTCTTGCTCTTTCTTTTGATCTTCCCATTCCGTTCTTAATTACACTTATAGTTTTTTCAGGTATTTCTTCTTTTTCTTCTTCTTCTTCTTCTTCTTCTTTTTCTTCTTTTTCTTTTCTTATTCTTCTATTTTCTTTTCTTTCATTTTTATTTCTTTTATCCATTAATTTTTTTCTTTCCTCGTAAATTAATGCTTCTGCATATGCTGTATTTTGTACACCAGCATTTAATTCTAAAATGCCGTCTGTATTATTAATCAAAAGAACATCAATATCTGTAACAACTCTATTAACGCCATCATCTACTTCCTTAGCAAATTTATTAGCATCTGCTTGTTGATCTTCTACCTTTTCAACAAGACTTCTTGCTTTTTCTAATGCTTCTTCTACATTTTTATATTCTTCTTTTATTCTCTTTTGTCTGTCTAATATATTATCATCTCTATTATCTCTTAAAATTGTCATAGTTGCCATCGCATCAATCGTAATCCCTTTTTTTTTTGTTATCTCTTCTTTATGTTTTTTTATATTATTTAATACGCTTTCTATTTTTAAAACATCATCCTTTGCTTTTTCAACAATTTTGCGAATTTTTTCTCTTTCATTTTGTAATTTTATAATAGAAGGTATATCTATTAGGGTATTATTATCAGCTACCAGTCGAGAGTAACTCATTGCTATATTTACTAATTCTGATCGTTTTTTCATTGAATCTTTCATATTATTTTTATGATTAGATTCTAATGCCGCAGGCATTATCACCAGTCCAGCACCTTCTATAGTTGTTAAATTAGTTATTGCGGATTGAGCGTTAATAGGTCTCACCTCTAGCGCTGGAGGATTTGCTCCAATTCCTATTACTACTGTGATTGCCTCTACTGCTTCATGTGCTTCTTTTGTTTTATTTTCAAAATCTCTTCTATAATAATCTCTTTTATTATCTATTGTTGTATTTAATTCTCTAGCTTTATCTCGTGTATTACTCGGTAATAATGCTAATGCTCCTTCTATAGAATCTAATGATTTGTTTGCCATTTCAAGGCGATATTTGGCAAATAAATCATATTTTTCCGCAATTTTTTCTAATTTAGTTGCTTTATTTTCTATTGTAGTAACTTCTGTTTGAAAATTCGTAATATTTGCTAATTTAGAAGTGGCTTCCGCATTTAATATTGCTTCTAGTACATTTTTTAAAGTCGGAAGTTCTAAAAGGCGTTTTTTAAAATAACTAGGTTTATCTTCGTCTTTTTTATCGAATATTTCTATTGCTTTTTCTACCTCTCTTCTCGCGAATTCTATTATTTTTTTTGTTTGTGTTAATATCTC